TAGCGGCCGAGTCGGCCCACGCGTCCGAATGGAGGCGATTCTCGAAGTACGCGTTTGCTTCAGTCAGGGTGCCGTAGTATGCCATCAGTCGTCTTCCTTCTTAAGGCTCTTGCCTTCCCCTCGTGTGGGCGGGGTCTTCTCGTCAGACGTGTCCGTTTCGTTAACTTCCTCTCGTTCTTCCTTGCCCGAATCCTTGTCGCTGTCCAGGTCGCCAACTCCTCTGGCTGCCGGGTTTTCCATTCCGCCCGCTTCGATCTTGGCCTTGGTCTGTGCTTCTAGCACTCGCGCGGCGCGATCTGCGTGGTCCTTGCGTGCTTGCAAGTATTCCTCTTCGTCGAAGCCCAGAGCGATTGACGCGGTCTTCTCACCGCACAGCCCGGCTTCTACGGCCCTGATGATGATCTCAGGATCAGATGTCGTGTAGTTGGCGTCGTCGATGCCCTTGAAGATCGCGTCGAGTTCTTCGGTGCTGATGTCGCCAGCGACCATCGCGGTGGTAATCTTCTTCGACAGTTCCTTCTTCGGCTCGCGGCCGGGGACCGCATACATCAGTTCGGCCAGTTGAGTGGCTTCCTTGAGGCGATCTTCGTCGTTCTTCAAGCTGTAGCGATCCGGGTACTTCACCGTGGCGATCTGGCGTGCATCCGGGTCCTTGCTCTCGTACGCGGCCCAGAACTCAGCTACGCGTCGTTCGCCACCTTCGAGAATCATACCGATGTAAGAAAGGCCAGCTTCTAAGCCCTGGTCCGACAGCTTCATGGCCTCTGCTGAGATCGCTCGCTGTCCCATCTTGTTCTGTACAGCGAGGTTCACCAACTTACGGATGTCGTCCTCCAGCTTCTCTTGGAGCTTCATGGACGCCATGAGCGGTTCTGGACTGGGGTGAATGAAGCTGGGCGCATCTGCTTTCATGTCGTAAGTACGCCCATGACTGGAACCAGTGCGACCGGCCACGCCAGCCTCACTGTTATCAGAAGTCGTTGAGGTGCCATCGTCATCCACGATCTTTTTCAAGTGGGTGCCGACTGCCCTTAAATCTTTCTGTTCAATGAAGAACGGGTAGTTTGCTTTCAATGCGTAGGAGACGTCGCTGGAGCCCAGGTTGAGCAGCGCCACTTGGTGCTTGTACACATCCTTGAGCAAGCTGCCTCCGATGCTGAGCATTGTGAACGGGATACGGTTCAGTTCCAGGTTGATGGTGCCTTCCGGGTCGGTCGGGTCCATCTTCTTCGCTTGTTCGGCGTCCATGATCAATCCGCCTCGGACGTCGATCATGTTGTCTTCTTCATCAAACAACTTCATCTTGACCATCCGGGTGATCGGATCAATCCACATGAAGCGGTAACGGGTGTACCCACCGCTCGGGAGGTACGCACCGTGCGAGAAGCCTTGGTTGTAATCGATGCCACGGTCACGCAGCAGAACGGCCGTGAAGTCGCCGGGCTCTTCCGGCTTGGCGACGGCCCAGGAGAGGATGTCTTCTACTCGATACATGTAGCAGTACGGTCGGGCGTTGCCTTCGTCCGCCATCGTGCGGAAGCCGGTCAACTGCGGCATGTCAACGTACACGCCCACGCGGCCCATGACCAGCAGTTCGGTCAGGGCGTCGATGCCGAGGAAAGACTGCATGGCTGAACCTTTGTTGTCCACGCCACCGATCTCGCCGTTCACCGCTTTGCGGTAGTTCTCGCTGCCGCCGCGTCGGGTCACGTCGCTCAGTCGTTGGAAAATCGAGTTCCGCACGTCGATCACGGCTGCCTTCGCGTAGCTCGGGATCGGCGTGAAGAACTTCCTGACCGTGAAATCTTCGTCGGTCTCTCGCGCGAACTTCTTCAGGTTCCTGCGCACGAACCGTTGCCCACCATTGAAGGTGTCACGCCAGTCGTACCAATACAGTTCATCCTCGAGGTACTCGGGATGTCGAATGGCCGTCAGGAACTTTGAGTCGCGCGTCATGTTTAGAGTACCTTGTCTTCGATGTCGCCACCCGTCACGATGCCTGCCGCCAATGGGAGGGCGATCTCAGCATAGTTCAGAGCGTGTGCGAAGTGATCGGGGCCTGTGTTGAGGTAGACAGCTTTGCTGTTGCCTAGCTCGTCTTTCTCGTACGTCCTCACGAGGGCCTTCATATGGTCCTTGAACTCAAGCGAGGTATCGGCAGGAATGTGGATTCGGTCTGAATGGAATCGCCCCATAGAAGCGTCCAGCCAGTTCGTCCGATCCACGGTGACGATGGGTGCGCCACTCTCCTCTTCCGACACTTGCAATTCCTTGCCCGTCACTCCTCGGCGGTAACGGCACAAGTACACGTAGCCAGGGAACCGGCGGGCGAATCGACGCGCGTCATTGATCTGCGGGTCCGCGTCGATCACGCAGGCCTTCACCTGCCATTCCCTCATCAGCGGGTCGAGGGTGTTAAAGTCGTCTCCGGGTAGCTTTCCTTCGAACAGCACCTTACCGAACGCCGATGCGTTGATGTCGATGCCGTGATCCACGCTCCATTCCATGACCACGATGTTGTTCATCTTACCTTGGTCAACGCCCATCGTGATGAGTCGTTCGGAGCCTACGTCTGGTCTTTGTCTCTCTTTGAAATAGTTCTGTACGGCCACTTCAATCTCACTGTCTGTGACTTGACCGCCGTCTGGGATGTAAGGCAAGCCCTGCTTGGAGTTGTGGAACTCCACCATGGCTGCCTCGTCGCCGATGCCCCGGAAGTATGCTAGGGCTAAGTCAGCGGCCGTGATGGTGTAGCTGTACATCTGGTTGACGTAGAAGCTACGATGATCTTCCTCAACTCTTACCGTCGGTTCCCAATATGCTTTCTTCAGGAACTCGGGCTTCTCCTCCTGAGTCAGTATCCCTTCGCACTCCTTGCACTTCAGGTACGAGCGTTTCACTTCCGGGTCCGTAATGGACTCGCCGCAAATCTCCAGGCACTCTGGGAAGATCAGTTCGGTCGTCTTGCCACATCGCGGGCACTTGAAGTAGAAGTGCTCCTGCGTGCCTTGCTGGTACAGCTTGTGGATTCCGAAGTTCGGAATCGTCGGCGTGCTCAGCGAGAACACATGTTTGTGCAACTGACCGGACAGACGCTCCAGAGCGAGCCAGATCGCTCGCTGGTCCATCTCGTCTGCTTCGTCGAGGATTAGCTCGGAGACCGGAATGGACTTTAGGTTGCTGTCGCCGCGTGACCCTCTGATGTAGAGGTTGACGCCACCGGCTTGCTTCAGGCCAACCGTGTTCGTATCGGTGAACAGATCGGCCAAATACGGGCTGTGCAGCAGGGCGGTGTTGAACCGCGACTTCGAGAAGTCACTGGCGTTCAACGCCGTCGGCAGCACATACAGGACGTCTCTCTTGAGAACGTCCACAGTGTGGAAGGCGCGGTTGATCGCGGCCTCCGTTAGACCCAACTGAGCGGCTTTCATGACTGTGCAGAAGCCGGAGTTGCAGTCGTGAACTTCTTTGCACCACGGGTGGTACTTGAACGTGTAGTTGCCTGGGAAGGGCTCACCCATGATACGACGGTGGCACACCCACCTGCTGCATTTGTCCAGTGTGCGGGACACCAGACCAGCAAACAGTTGATCACCGAAGTCCTTGAGTAGTTCCTTCTGTGTCATACAGACCTACATCTCGAGGGTGTCGCCCATGTCCAACATGTCGCCGGACTTCAGATCGCTGTCATTGACTCGGTTACCTTCGTCGTCAAGCGTCTCGCCGTCTTCCTTGTTGTACTGCCAAGCATCGTCTCCATACTTGTCTTCGATGGCTTTCTCGACGGTGGGCTGTCCGTTCTTCATTCTCATCGGAGATTTGCGAATTTCTTCCTTGAGTGCCTGGGCGATCTCCATCGCGGTCTTGTCTTCTTCGCGGGCCTTGCGATCCTTCTCGGCGTACTCGGCGTCGATCTTCTCGCGCTTCTTCGCTTCCTTCTCGGCTCGCTGACGCGCGGCGAAGGCTTGCTGATCCTTCTCGAGCTTCTTCGCTTCGAGTTCGATTTTCACTTTCTTCTCGTACGTGTCCTGACCCATCAGGCCATCAGCTTGGGTCCACACTCGAGCGGCGTACACCACGTCAGCGTCGCTGCGGCCGACGTTCACGGCTTCGATGACTGCTAGTTCGGTGTCGTCGTTGACTTCAACGGAGTCGCACGGCCCGACGACCATAACGGCGTCGTCGAAAATAACGCGGGTGTGCGGGTGGTTGGCGAATGGGTTAGGGATACGCATGGTTGCTCCTAGTTGAGGCTATCGGCGAGGTAGCTCGGCGTACTGCGGCTGGAGGAGCAGCAGCGGGGCGAGCTTGAGGATGATCATCAGGATGTCATCCCAGTTCTCTTTGATCCAATCCCAGACGTTCAGGAAGAACTCTTTCCAGTCGAAACCGGAGAAACCCTTCTTTGCCCAAGGATTCACGTTGTGTTCGAGTTTGAAGATCAGCTTTCGCAAAGCGACCGGGGAGTTGATGACCGACATCACCACGGCCGCATTGTCGCGATCCAGACGACCTGACGCGTATTCAATGAAAGTTCGTCGTCGTAGCTGCCGCTTGTACTTCTTCTCTTTACGTGTCAGTCGCATTGTTCACCTATGAGGTCTTGGGAGTGTGTTCGTACCAATCGAGTCCGATCCACATGTCGTGACTTTCACCAGAGACGTCCTCCACTTCGATGTGGTACGTTGTGTCTTCCTTCAGCACCCACTCGTGCCGGGCTTCAGTAGCACCACCAAAGCTGGGGTCGTTTTGTTTCACTCCGACGGCACCGATGTGCTTATGTCCGAGGATTGTCGCTCCAACGACGTTAACCGTGGCATCCTTCTCAACTGTTTGAACGCTGCTGGCGTCCGCAGAGTTGCGGTTGGCGTTCCTCGGAGTGATGGCCGTCCCGTTGGATGTGAAGCTGACGTCTTCATAAATTGTGACTTCAGATGAGTTGGCTGTCTCTACCGAGAAAACCATGTGCATCTGTTTGCCGTTATTCGGAGTAGTCCAAGTGAGGCTCAGAGTGCCTGCGGCGTTTGGAGTCTCTTGTGATCCAGCCCGGTACGCGCTACCGCCATGAATTTCGTGGTGCTCGTAATCGACAAATTGAAGCGAGTTCGTGTTGTCGTCGATGGCTGCTACTCGACCACCTTCGACGATGCTCACGTAGCTGACGTTGTTGACCGTGTTGCCACTGGCGTTTGTGACGGGTAGCGGGTTGTCTTCGCTGACTCGGACGTGATCTACGTCGTCATTCTCAGCCATCGCTAAGTAGACTGGATTAACCATTGTCGTCCTCGTAGGTCGCGTCCAACGCTTCGTAGGTCTTCAGGATGATCAACATCCACAGGTTCGAAAAGGCTACTGTCACTAGGTACTGTATCGGGCCGTAAAGGGCGAGCACCGGGAGAGCAATCCAGAAGCCAAGGCAGATCGGACAATACAGGAGAGGGTAGTTTAGCTTGTGACGGATCGGGCTCAGTAGCTGGCTCTCGCTGATCAAGCAGGCCAAGACGGCGACTGGTGCGCCGTGGTAAGCGGCTTGTAAAAGCAAATCCATCATAGGCCTTCGGCTTCCCTCTCCATGTCGTCGATCCAGCGGCCTCTCTTTGGTTTGGTGTCCTTACGTCCGCTCGTGACTTCCTCGTACGTGTTGCCGGTCACTTTGTAGTAGATCGAGGAATCGAACTCGAGAACTGAATCGTCGTTCGGGTCCAGGCTCCAGTCAACTACGCAATGAAGCTCGTCGTTGTCTTTTCGGAAGATTCCGACCATGGGCTTGTGATCTTTTGCTACTATCTTTACCATTATCGTAGGACTGTCCAGCCCCTCCCTACTAGGTTCGAAATCGCCGTGTTCGCTGACGCACTTCTGTTCGAGTCGGCGGCGTATGTTGAGTTTCGATAATCCAGGTTGCCGCCGCTGGTGCCTATGGCGTCCACGTCTTCAATGATCGTGTCGATGTCGGCGGCAGGAATGCCACTTTCTCTGAAGTCAAGGTAGTCGAACTTGGTCCAACCCGGATGAATAGTAAGAGCGTTCAACGTGTAGGCGCTTTTGTTGAGGTACAACCACTCAAGGTCAGTCCACTCATTATGCGTTTCGAAAGTACCTGACGTGAATCTTCCCCAACCTAACCACAACTCCTGCAAATTAGTCCATGTGTTGTGCGTAGTGACACTAGTCATGTACGCCACAATGCAGATCAACTTTTCCAAGGCAGTCCAAGTGCTTTGGTTGTTCATGGTGGCAAAGG